GACAAGATCAAGGAGTTCACGGTCAAGTACCGCATCCAGGAATGGCGTATCGAGAAGAACGCCATGAACCTGATGGTTACACAGAACCGTGACATCCGAACCTTCCTTGCCAACCGTGGATGTCTCCTCAAGGAACACTTCACTGGCAAGAACAAGTGGGACGCCGACTTCGGCGTCGCCTCCATGAGCATGCTCTTTGATGGGCACGAGAGTGGCAAGAACCTCATTAGGCTGCCCTCGCGTTCCAACTCTGAATCGACCAAGGCCCTCATTGAGCAGTTGACAACCTGGTTCCCCGAGACCAAGTCCAAGACAGACCTTGTCATGGCATTGTGGTTCGCGGAGATCAGGGCACGAGAAATTACCGACGAGATCGACAAGTCGTTCACTCGACCTAACCCATACCGCTCTGCTCGTGATAGCGAGCGAACGGTGACCTTCGATCTTGACTACGCCGCAGCAGCGCAGTACGGAGGAGGATTCGAGTGAAGTTCAGAGACCGCGCTTCGGGCGCGCTCTCCAATGGTATGGCAACCTGGAAGTTCCTGATCGGACTGGTGCTGTTCCTTGCGGCTTCGGTCGTCTGGAATATCATCGCCCCGGCTGCTGTCAGGTATGACCCATACCCGTTCATCCTGCTCAACCTGTTCATGAGTGCTCTGGCAGCTGTTACGGCTCCCATCCTCCTCATGGCGGCCAACCGACAGGCAGCCATTGACCGGCAGACCATTGAGTCTGCCGATGAGGCCAGTGAGCAGGATCTAGCCCTTGACAGGCAAGCCCTCGATCTCATTCAGAAGATCGCTTCTAAGATGGAGATCGAATGAGCCTGCTAGGTATTGACATCGCTTGGGCTACACCTGGTGTCCCTGATATCAAGAGCACTGGAGCCCAGTGGGTCGCCCGCTACTTCAGCCAGGATCCCACCAAGGATCTCACCGCTGGCGAGGTTCAGCAGTACACCGCCGCAGGGCTTGGCATTGTCACCGTCTTCGAGACCAGCGCAGGCCGTGCCCTTCAGGGGCACCAGGCCGGAGCGATCGACGCCAGTGACGCCATTGCTGAGCGGGCAGCCGTTGGGCTGCCCCAGGATGCGGTTATCTACTTCGCAGTGGACACTGACACCACTTGGGCATCTGTGCAGGACTACTTCGATGGAGTCTGCACGATTATCCCCAAGGCTCAGGTCGGCGTCTACGGTGGCTACCAGGTGGCTGAAGGCGGACACTCTTACGGCCTGAAATATATATGGCAGACCGTTGCCTGGTCTGGCGGCCAGTGGTCCACTTGGGCCACAATCAAGCAGACTGGCGGCACTGTCCTTTCTGGCGGTGCTGATATCGACTACGCCGAGGTTCCGGACTTCGGTCAGTATCCCCGACCGGAGGACGACGTGACCCCGCAGGACAAGCAGGACATCATCAATGGCGTCAAGGCCCTGTTCCAGGACCCGACGCTTCGCGGACTCGCTGAGGCTGACAATCTCTGGTGGCTGTCTCACGCACTCCAGGGCACTGTCCCCAATGGGGCGACGCCCTCCCAGGCGTCGTCCATCATCGCCATCCACAATGAGCTTCAGAACCTGGCCAACAAGCCTGTTGCCCCGGCTGTCCCTCCGACTGCATGAGGTGACTAATGCTCTCGACTTCTGAAGTCGCATCCAAGGTCTCGAAACTCCGACTCGCAGCCCGCGCGCGAGACCAGCGACAGAAGGATGTCCGAGACATCAGGTCGAACGATGTGGACACTATCGTTCCGAGTCTGATGCCGGACTCGTTCCCTAAGCCCATCGTCGCCAATATGATCAACTCGATGGCAAAGGACTACGCCGAGCAGATCGGCGTGATGCCTAGCATCAACTGCACATCCGGGATCATCACCTCTGCCGCTTCGAAGAAGTTCAGTTCCAAGCGGACGAAGATCGCCCACTACTGGGTGATTGACTCTCATCTTCCGGCAGGCAAGCAGGTTGAGTTCGCCGACAGTTTCATCACATACGGGCTGGGTGTCTACATCGTAGAGCCTGACTTTGAGAAGAAGCAGCCTGTCATTCGGGTTGAAAACCCGATCGGCACCTATCCCGAGTTCGACGTCTTCTGCAACCTTCGATCCTTCACTAAGGTGTGGCACGAAGAGGCCATTCACTTGGTCTCGAAGTTCCCATTCATCAAGCGTCTGCTTCAGGGAAACAATGCCACCAGCGCCGATAGCGGCTGGGCATCCCGTGATGTCGAGATCGTTAAGTATCTCGACCGTGACCAGATGCTCATGTACATGCCCGAGTTCAGTGACCAGCCTCTGATCCAGATGCCGAACCCATTGGGCAAGGTCATGGTCAGCCCGGCTGTCATGCCGGGCTATGACAAAGAGATGCGCGGCATGTTCGATGACGCGATCTGGCCGCAGTTGGCCAAGGGCCGTATGGCCCTGCTCGGTCTCGAAGGTGTGGAGAAGTCGGTACGCGCTGCACTTGCGGTGCCGCGCGATGTTCAGAAGATCACCTTTGGTGACGACGCTGTCATCCGTACTGACAACCCGGACAAGATCCGGTACATCGCACCTGATATGCCGCAGTATGCCATGCAAGAGGGACAGCTCCTTGAGCAGGAGGTCATGAAGTCCACGCGCTACAACGAAGCGCGTAGTGGGCAGATTGACGCTTCCATCATTACGGGCAAGGGCGTCCAGGCCCTCATGGGCAACTTCTCCTCAGTGGTCACCACCGCACAACAGGTTGTCTCTGAAGCCTTGCGCGTGGCCATTGAGATGGCGTTCGAGATGGATGAGAAACTCTGGCCTGACGAGCAGAAGACGATTCGGGGGATGGTCAATGGCACCCCGTTCGAAGAGTCGTATATCCCACGCAAGGATATCAAGGGCGTCTACACCGTCGATGTCACTTACGGCTTTGCGGCTGGCCAAGATCCGGCACGTGCAATCGTTGCCCTCTTGCAGCTGCGAGGAGACCAGTTGGTGTCGCGTGACTTCGTCCAGCGCCAGCTCCCGATGGATATCGACATTGTGCAGTTGCAGACCCAGATCGACAACGAGCAGCTGACCGACGCACTCAAGCAGGGCGTGATGGCTTACGTCCAGCAGCTTGGGGCAATCGCCGCTCAGGGCGGCGATGTGGAGAACATCCTCACTGAGGTAGCGGACATCATCAAGAAGCGTGAGAAAGGCGCGCCACTTCACGAAGCGGTTCTTGAAGCGTTCACACCTAAGACTCCACCGGGCCAGCAGGGTATGCCTGCCGGGCCAGGAGGCGGTGGAGGTGGACCGGGTGGTCCTCCTGGACCTGGTGGCCCACTCGGAGCGGTAATGGGTACTCCTCAGGGCGTAGCCCCTGGCCAGCAGGGCATGGCTCCTGGTGGTCGTCCTAGTCTGATGGAACTCCTTGCAGGCATGTCCGGTAACAAGGCGAACATGGGGGCGACCATTCAGAGGCGCCTTCCGATGGGATAAGACATGAGTGTCGACTACACCGCCAAGAAGGCCGCTGGGCATTGCCTCAAGTGTCTCGTTGGCGAGCTTCACCAGTTCCAGGAGGACGCAGAAGGCGTCCTTCGCTGCGGTCGCTGCGGCGAACTGCATGAGCCTGCCGCCAAGAAGACGGCAGCCACCACAAGGAAGGTTGCCGAGTAATGGCATTCGAAAAGAGTTCCGCTGGCAGCGCCGCTTCTGGTGGCGCTGTTGGCGCAGATGGTCAGTACAGTGAGCCGGGCCTGACCGACGGCTGGTTCCCCGAGCACCCGAAGACGGGTGACTGGGAGACCCTGAAGGGTCGCATGCTTGAGCCTCCGGAGTTTGATGCGATCTACTCCGACAGTGCCCACGCTGGCGTTGCTCGCGGCAACGCCGAGAACACCGGCACTGCCCCGAACGAGACCATCGAGGTCAATACCCCGCTCACCATGGGTGGCGGAACCTTCGCTCGCTAAGGAGTGACATGGAAGACGAAGTTGAGTTCCAGGTGATCCAGCTCAAGCCTCACCGCTACAACAAGTGGCACGTTCTTGGCCTTGGGCTCAACTTCGTCTCCGACACCCTTGAGGGGTTGTCGGGCTGGGCGGGGACGATGTCCATCTTCGTGGCTCAGCACGCCATGCAGAAGGAAGAGGACAGGAAGTTCCTGGAGGTTATCAGTGGCAGCTAACCAGGTTTCTGGACCTGGCCCTCAGTCGAAGAGGACTGATATCGGTGACGTTCAGAAAACTCGTGATCTTCCTAATGCGGACTATGGGGAGCAGCAGGCTTACCAGGCTCAACAATCGGGTGCTCCACTGGCAGCCGACCAGGGTGGTCAGGCGAACCTTCAGGCGTTGATGCATCAGCAGAACGTGCAGAACGTCGTTCCGCTGAATGCTCCAACCCAGCGACCTGGAGAGCCAGTAACTTCCGGCGCGGCCACAGGGCCGGGGCCGGGAATGGAAGCACTCAACCTCCCCAACCAGCAGCAGCAGGATGTTCAGGGACTCCAGGCACATCTACCCGTATACGAGTTCCTGGCCAACCAGCCGAATGCCAGTTGGGCCGCACGCAACCTTGTCCGAACGATTAAGGCGGCAGGCAGTGGACCAACCTCAGCCTGAGTACATCTATCCTGGCCAGTGGATGGACGAATTGGGATCAGCTTCGCTGGTCGCCTCGCAGGCTCCCCGCGTGGCCACTGACATGTACTACGGCATCCCCAACAGGGATGCCTTCAACTCGATTGCGGGAAACCTCTTCGGGAGCCAGACCAATCCTTATCAGGGGTGATCAATGACTACGCCGGGTTTGCCGCAGCCGGGTCAGCCGAGCCTTGAGCAGCAGCAGTACGTAGCTGGCCAGAACATGCAGCAAGCCCAGCTGGCTCAGCAGCAGGCGCAGATTCAGTCCCAGATCGACCCCTCGAATCCTCAGAACGCACAGCGGCAGCTTGCCGCAGCCGCCAAGTTCGTTCAGACCCAGGCTGCCTACAACACTTCGCAGAGTGCTGGCAACTCCGGCATCTCCTCCCTGATCCCTGACTGGATCAAGACTCCCGCTGAGTGGGTGGGGGCTAAGGCTTACTGGGTCTACTCAAACGTCATCAGTCGTCCCATCACGACTGCCATGCTCACCGCTGATGTTGCCTCCTCTAAGAACGAGGGGCTCATTTCCAACGGTGGTCTGTTCGACTCCGGCGTCTGGAGTCAGGCATACCGTGACGCTGGCCATGTCTCCCCCGGTCAGGTTCTCTACCAGGACTTCCTGGCCCCGTCTGGTACTGGTGGTCAGCTCACTCCGGTAGTGCAGGGACAGAAGGGCAAGACTGTCGACTCCCTGCTCTGGGATCACCCGGATCAGGTGCACCAGGAGTTCAGTCATGGTGCGGCACAGTGGATCTCTGGCACGACTGACGCTGCCGTCTCCTGGTATGCAGACCCGATGGCAATCGGTGGCAAGGCCATCAAGGATCTGAAGGTTGCCAGCTACATCCGCCCGGCTGAAACCATTGAGAAGCCGACGGCTATCACTGCCGCTCGCAATGCCTTCTCCAATGTTCTGGACAACAAGGGCTTCGGTCGTACCGCAGACTTCATCAAGTCTGGTGATACGGTCAAGAGCAATGTAGCCAACCTGGTTTCCAGTGGTGCATTCACCAAGTTCGGTGACTACATCTGGGAACAGAAGAATCTCCTCAGTGGTACTGCCGACAATGCCGAAGAGGCTGAGGCCGCCACTGCGGCCAATGCCGCCAAGGGCCCTGAGTATGTTGAACCCCCGGCCAAGCCTGCCGCTCAGGCGGCAGCTGCCAATGGTGAGATTCCCAGTGCCGCTGCTGGCCAGACTGCTGAAGGTGTCGACACCACACTGAAGGGAAATACCTTCGGTGCCTGGGTGGCTCGTCAGCCGTGGACCCAGAAGGGTGCGGGTGCTGATGCGCTGGCACGCCTGCTTGGGCAGGCGACCACGCGCGATGATGTGGATCAGATCCTTCGTGTCGGTGTTGGTGACCAGGCCGCCACTCGCTCTCTGGACATCAAGAACGCCGCACTGCGAGCGCAGGCGAACGACATCATTGCCAAGCAGGATCAGCTGTACACCAGCATGCCGAACCCTGGCAACTTCAATCCTGTTCGTGCGATCTCCGCAAAGAACCAGCTTCAGCGCCTGGCAGCTCAGTTGGACGACATCAACAACCAGAGCCAGAAGATCAATGACACCCTAGAGGTGGCTGGTCATCTGCGCAATGGGATCTACTTCAACCCGTACACCACTCCACTTTTGA